CCCTTCAATTATTATGACTATTAATATTGGTAAAGAAACTATGGTTGGTAGAATTATAGATGCTGATGATAGAAATAATAGATTAGGATTAAATGATTTATTAAATAGAGATCCTGAAGAAGAGCTTATTATTGAAAATGTTAAACGAAATAGAACTAAAGTTAATGTTGGTCGATTAACATCAATGATTAAACAAAATGAATTATCTATTTCTGCTAATGGTGTAATGTTTGCTACTAATAGAGAATCAGTTTTATCAACTATACTTAAAAAATGGTTTGATGAAAGAGTTTTATATAAAAATGAAATGAAAACAGCATATAAATCTGGTAATAAAGAATTAGGTGCAGCATTTCATATGAAACAATATACAATGAAAATTTTGCTAAATAGTTTGTATGGTGCAACTGCCCTTGGTAGTTTCCGTTATGGTAATGTTATTTTATCTGAAGCTATTACTTTAAGTGGTCAACGCATTATTCAAGAAAGTGCATTAACAGCAAATAGACATATTAATAAAGTTATGAAAGGAGAAACTACATTATGAAACACATAGAAGATACTCCTTGGTGGATTTGTGATCCTGAAGATATTAATTATGTAGCATATTCTGACACTGATTCTATTTATATTCATGCAGAACCTTTACTTAGACACCTCTACCCAGATTTTAATGAGATGTCTAGTGAAGATAAAGATGATAAGTTAGAGAGTATTGCTTTAAAATATCAAGATATTATTACTGATTCTTACAGTGAACTAGCCACAGACTGTTTCAATGCTAAAGGAAAGCATAGATTAGAAATGAAAACTGAATGTGTTATCCGTTCAGCTTATTTTAGAGCTACAAGACGTTATGCTCAATGGATTACGAAACAAGAAGGTATTGTAAAAGAATCACTTGATGTTAAAGGTCTTGAATTTAAAAAAGCAAATTTCCCACCTGTATTAGGTAAATTCTTCCATAAAACCTTAGTTGACGTGTTAAAAGGTACAGAACAACCTGAAATTGATGCTCGTGTTAAAGACTTTAGACAGCAAATATTAGATGGTAGTATATCGCTAACTGAGTTAGGTAATCCAACATCAGTTAAAACATTAAATAAATACACTGAACGAAAAGCTAGGGCAGGTGAAATGTTTACTACTGTAGCTAAAGGTGCTCCTGCAGCTGTAAGAGCAGTTATTAGACATAATGATTTGTTAAAATTTTGGGGTTTAAATAGAGAACATAGTCAAATAACTCAAGGTGAAAAAGTTAAATGGATCTATTTAAAACCAAACCCATATCAAATTGATGCTATTGCTTTTTTAGATTGGGATCTTGCACCTAAAATTCGTACATTTATAGAAGAGTATGCAGATAGGAAAAAAATATTTGAGTCTATTTTGCTTAATAAATTAGAAGGATTTTATAATGATTTAGGGTGGACATTAAATTTAAACCCTTATAAAGATATGTTTTTTAAATTTTAAATAAATGATAAATAAATTAAAAGTACAATCAATAATTAATAAGTATTACTTAGGTACTAATGAATCAGTAAAGTGGGAAATTAAAGATAATTCACTAAATATTGATTTTATGACCCCAACTAAGGATGTTATTGGGAATGTTACATGCACGGACTTTAAACTAGAAGATAGTAAATTAGCCATTTATGATACTAAAAAATTACAGAATTTAATTAGTATTTGTAATGGTGATTTATTACTAGAATTTGAAAAAAATAATGCAATTTATACCAAATTAAAAATATCAGACCTTAATTTTAACCTTAACTATGCTCTATCAGATCCTTTATTAATAGGTAAAGTTGGTGAAGTAACGGAAGCTGAATGGGTAGTAGAATTAGATCTAACACAAGAAGATATTAATAATATTATCAAAGCAAAAAGTGCATTAGCATTAGTAGATAATATGTTAGTAACAACTACTACTAATTTAGATAACGAAAATGTAGTGGAATTTGTTTTTGGTGATGAATCTGGACATAATAATAAAATCACATACCAGGTATCAGGTAATATTAAAGAACAAGATATGAAATTACCATTTAATTCTGATACATTTAAAACCATACTTCAAGCAAATAAAGATATGGAAGGTGGGAAATTAAAATTAAGTAGCATGGGACTAATGAGGTTAGATTTTAACTTAGATGATATTTCCTCAAAATATTTTATGGTAAGAAAAGCAGAAACAGAATTTTAATATACGTATAACAAAATATAATCGCAGCTTGGGCGCGTAAGTTTTATTTTTTTAACCCGCTGATCGAAAGACAGCACAAATATATAAATGATATGAGTACATTATTCAACGAACACCCGTTAACACCCTTCGATATTTTATATCGAAATTTTTTCAAAGCAGATGAGCAATTCGCTCCTGCATTAAATTCCAAACAACCACATCCTTTAGACATTTATCACGATCCCGAAGGTCTTTACTTTGAGATTGCGTGTACTGGTCTTACTAAAGAAGATATCTCAATTGAGGTAGAATCTGATGTATTAAGGATATCCTATGATAAACCAAAAGAAGAAACCCCAACAGATTTGTCAGGGTATATTTATCATGGTTTAAGTAGAAAATCATTCAGTTTAGGATATAAAATTGCACCTAAATTTGATTTAACAAAAATTGATGCTGAAATGGAAAATGGATTATTAAAAATCTCAATCCCACTTACCAAAGAAGCTAAACCAAAAGCAATTAAAATTAAGTAATAGTTTTAAAAGAAAAACGTGTCCAAGCGCGATTTTATTCGTATATTACAGTTATAAATAATAAAGAAAAGTTATATGAGAAACACAATTATTAAGGATCCAATCCTAGAGCCTTATCACCTTTCAAAAGATCAATATTGCTATACTTTGATTGAAACTATCACTCCTGATGAGAAAAATATTGGGAAGTTTGGTAAAAAAGATAATGGTAATCAAGGTAAAGATTATGAAAAACCTATTGGGTATTACACTAATTTAGCATCAGCACTTAAAAAAATAGCTACCCTTAAATTACACAACCAACAGTCTTACCCCACTGTAAAAGAATATATTAAAGAGTGGGAATATCAAAAAGAAGAAATAGCAAAATTATTAACACAATTAGAATTAGTATGAATTTAGAAGCACTATTTGATGCGGTTATTGTTAAACCGTTAGAAGTAGAGGAAACAATGTATGGAAATATTGTTGTACCTGATCTTGGAAAAGATAAAAATGAAAAAGGAACAGTTGTAGCTGTAGGCCCTGGTAGACCATCTGTTACAGGTGATCATTTCTTTGAAACTAAAGTTAAAGTTGGAGATGTAGTAGTTTTACCTACTATGGGATTCACAAAATTAGAACATGAAGGAGAAGAATATTTTGTAGGACCTGAACAACAAATTTTAGCTAAAATAATAGTTGAATCAACAATTGAAGAAGTATTAGAACAAACAGAACCATTTAACGAAGATTAAAATGCCAGTAGATTTAAGAAAACAAATAGAATTCGGGACTGACGCCCGAAATGAATTAATGGAAGGAATAAATATCCTTGCAGACTCAGTAGTAAGTACATTAGGACCAAATGGTAGAAATGTATTAATCAGTAATTTCCCAGGAAAACCTATGAGCACAAAAGATGGTGTTACAGTAGCTAAAAGTGTTTGTGTGGATGGGAATGTTAAAGAGTTAGGTGTTAGAACAGTAAAGGAAGCAGCTATCAAAACAGCAGATAAGGCTGGAGATGGTACCACAACCTCTACTCTATTAGCTCGAGAAATGATTAATGCTGGTCTATCTAGTTTACATAATGGAGAAAATGCAGTAGAGATTAAAAGAGGAATTGACAAAGCAGTTAAAGAAGTTATTAATTGTCTTAGAAAGAATATTTCAGAAGACATTTCTTCTGAAGAACAACTCCAACAAGTAGCAACTATTTCAGCTAATAATGATATTGAAATTGGTAAATTAATTGCTACTGCAATTGAAAAAGTAGGATCCGATGGAGTAGTTCATATTGAAGAATCAAAATCAGGTGACACATACCTTGAAACAGTAGAAGGTATGCAGTTTGACAGAGGTTATAAATCACACTTTTTTGTTACTGATAATAATACTATGTCATGTAAATTAGATGATTGTTACGTTTTAGTTGCTAATCATAAATTTACCCAAGTAAAAGAATTACTTCCAATTTTAGAACAAGTTTCAGCAACAAATAAATCTTTACTAATTATTGCTGAAGATATTGATAATGAAGCTCTTGCAACTTTAATTGTAAATAAATCAAGAGGAATTCTAAAAGTAGCTGCTGTTAAAGCTCCTGATTTTGGAGATAGAAGAAAACTTATTTTAGAAGATATTGCTACTATGACTGGTGGTCAAGTATTTGATACTAGTAAAGGTATGAAACTTGATAAATTTACTTGGGACTGGTTTGGACAATCCAGAGCAGTAACAGTAACTAAAGAACAAACCACTATTATTGATGGTAAAGGAAATGAAGATGCAATTAATACTAGAATAGAAGAATTGCAAACTCAAATTGAAAAATCAACTACCCCATTTGAAACTGAACAACTTCAGAATAGATTAGCTAAAATGGTAGGAGGTGTTTCAATTATTCATGTTGGTGGTTTAACAGAAACTGAGTTAAGAGAAAAGAAGGATAGAGTAGATGATGCATTACATGCAACACAAGCTGCATTGGAAGAAGGTATTGTACCTGGAGGTGGAGCTGCTTTACTTTATGCTAGAAATAAAATTGATGTTTCTACTACTGGTGGGGAAATTGTGTATCAAGCTTGTGGTAAACCATTTGAACAAATCCTCATTAATGCTGGTTATGACTCTACAGACGCTCAAATGATCGGTAAATACCAATTAGTAGAATCAGGTAATAGTGAATGGGCAGGTTTTAACCTTAAGACAGAAAAAGTAGTAGATATGAAAAAAGCAGGTATTATTGATCCAACTAAAGTAACACGAACAGCACTTGAAAATGCAGCTGCAGTTGCGGGAACAATACTTCTTACAGAATGTGTTATTGTAGAACATCCTGAAAAAAAAGATCCAACACCTGATGAAATACACTATTAATTATGGCTAAAAAAATAGAAGAACATAATGAATTGATTGCAACTAGAGTCCCACCTGGAGATAGGTGGGTTCTAGTTGGTGATCCTAAGAAGGAAGTATTTACTACTTTAACTGATGCTTTAGAAGCATTTTTACATCAAACAGGATTTAAAGGGTCTTATAGATTAGACCCTATGGATAGTAAATTGTATGCTATTCAAACAAATGAGGTTGAAGTTAAAAAAGAAGAACCTAAAATGTTTAGTTTGTATGGAGAATTTAAACAAGGCATTTAATTTGGATATATTAAATATTATTCGTATATTTACGTTATAAATAAAAAGTTATAAATGAAAGATCACGGGTTATTAGTTGAGCGTTATAGACCAATTGAATTAGAAAATTATGTTGGTAATGAGCATATTAAAAAAACTATTAAACAATATTTAGGTCAAAATGATATTCAAAATCTTGTATTTTATGGACCTGCAGGAACGGGAAAAACAACTCTTGCTAAACTCATTGTTAAAAATCTTGATTGTGAGCATCTTTATATTAATGCCTCAGATGAACGTGGTATTGAAACGATTAGAGATAAAGTATCAGGATTTGCGTCATCAGCTAGTTTTAAACCACTTAAAGTGGTCATTTTGGATGAAGCTGATTTTCTTACTATTCAGGCGCAGGCTTCTCTCCGTAATGTCATTGAAACATTTTCGCGTACTACTAGGTTTATCTTAACTTGTAATTATATAGAACGTATTATTGATCCATTACAATCTAGATGTCAAACACTTAAAGTTGTTCCTCCATCAAAGCAAGATATTGCTTACCATCTTATGGATGTGTTTAAAAGTGAAGAAGTTGATTGTAGTGCTGATGATTTAAAAATTATTGTAAATCAATATTACCCTGATATTCGTAAAATGCTTAATACTATCCAACTATCAATTCAAGATAGTGAAGTAGTAATAGATAAATCAATACTTGTATCATCTAATTATATGGTTCAAGTATTAAAAGAATTAAAAAATGCTAAACCGAATTGGAGAACTATTAGACAAATTATCGCTAATGCGAATGTTAATGATTTTGAGGAATTTTATCGTTATTTGTATGATAATGCTTCTATATACGCAAATGGAAATGAAGGAATGGTTGCTATTTATATCAACGAGTATAGTTATCAGTCTAATTTCCGTATTGATAAAGAAATTAACATAATGGCTCTTATAGCAAAATTAATAGAATTAAAATGAAATTTAAATCATTTAATATGAAAGAGTTTTTAATATTCCTTGTAATTTGGATTAGTCAAAATTTGGCAATACCATTCTGGATGTTAGGACATATTCATTTAAGTTTAAATGTATATAAAGATCTACATGAAATAATCGCTAGTGTAGGTATGAATATTTTAGTAGCGATTGGATTTTATCTTGATTATAAACAAAACAGTAACAATTAAATTAAATTAAAATGAGTGAAAAACAAAACATGCAAATGAATGTTGATTTGAAATCAACAACAGCAATTGAGGGAACTGATGGTAATCATATCTTTCAACAAGGTGTATTACTTAGAAAGGTATCTAAGTTTGTAGTAGGAGCGGATGAAGACGCTGTAATGCCTATCCCAGTATTTTTTGATACAGTATCTGGTAAGGTATTAGAATCAACAGTACCTGTAGAGCTTAGAGAAGAATACAAAGATATTACTCTTTAATGTCTCAAATCGAGGTAAAAAACATATTTGATTGGTTGGAGGAGATAACTTACAAGAAATCTCCTCCATCAAATTTCTCACAAGCTTCGTGGGATAAGTGGAATTCTTACATGATACATAGATACGTATCAATGTATATAGGTTACATTGATGTTGCAAACTATGTACAAAAAATTAACCCACAAAATAAACAACAAATATATTCAATTTACCGAGAAATGATTCCAAAAAAGAAAACCTGGCTTAAATACATTAAAAATCAAAATAAAAGAAATTATCAAGAATTAGCTGAATACGTAGCTGAATATTTCCATTGTTCGCTTGGAGAAGCAGATCATTATATTGATATTTTAAGACGTGTTGGAGTAGAGAATATCTTATGGGATATGGGAGTTGAACAAAAAGAAATAGATAAATTATTTAAAAAAGCAGAATTATGAGTAAATTAAGAGATATGCTCTATACCTCAGCAATAGCTGATAAAGCAAAGGCATTATTATCCTTAGAATTACTAGAACAAAACCCGGCAGGAATTGGAGATCATTCAACAGAAGATTTCTACAAAAATGCTGAAGAAGCACTTGCTATGTTAGCCGATGCTGATGAGAGGTTAGAAACAATAGAAAAATATTTAGATCAAAAAGAAGTTATTTAATAATATGAAGAAAGCAAGTTATGATGAAATTATAGGGTCAACAGTTGGTGACTTTGAAAAAATGTATCCTGAATTAGCAAAAGAATTTAAAGTAATTCAAAAAGAACAATATGAATTGTTTGCTGGTAAAATGTTAGACTATGGTTTAGGTAATATTGCTTTAGGGTCTACACTCGAGGAAGAAGAAGATGTGCAACTATCATTGACTGGGATTTGGTTGCGTTGTAATGACAAGATAAACCGCCTAAAAAACATGCTTAAACGTAAAGGTAAGAGTTATGTTACTGATGAACCTATGATAGATAGTTTTATAGATATTTCTAATTATGGGGTCATAGCTCAATTAGTAATGAGGAATAAATGGAAAAAATAAGTTGTGGGAAAAAAGAAAAAATTACCTCAAATTGTAAAAGAAATAAGAGCATATAAACCTGATGAGATAAATTACTCATATCAGAAAAATGTATCATATTCTCAATTCTCTATGTATAGAAGTTGTCCTCATAAATGGGCTCTCCAATATAAAGACGGACATAAGATATTTTCATCTACAGTTCACACTGTATTTGGAACAGCTTTACATGAAGCACTCCAACATTATTTAGATGTAATGTATGAAGAAAGTGGTGCGGCAGCTGATAGATTAGATATTTACACAATCTTTGAGGATGCTTTAAGAGAAGAATATAAAGTTCAATATAAAAAAAATAAAGGTCAACATTTTAGTTCATCTGAAGAATTAAGAGAATTTTACGAAGATGGTGTTGAAATTTTAAAAACTTTTAAAAAGAAAAAAGGACAATACTTTACAAAAAGAGGATGGTATTTAGTAGGTTGTGAAATTCCTGTTATGGTTACTCCGAATAAGTTTTATAATAATGTTATATATCAGGGTTATTTAGACATTGTAATGTATCATAAACCTACCCAAACCTTTAAAATCATAGATATTAAAACATCTACTCGTGGTTGGAATGATAAAACTAAAAAAGATGAAGATAAACAATTTCAACTAGTATTATACAAAAAATTCTTCTCAGAACAATTTAGTATTCCAATTGAAAATATTGATGTAGAATTCTTTATTGTAAAACGTAAGGTATATGATCACCCAGATTTCATAATACCAAGAATACAGACATTTAAACCTGCTTCTGGTAAAGTAAAATTAAATAAAGCTACTAAGTCTTTAAATAGTTTTATTGAAGAAGTATTTAATAAACAAGGATATAAAGATAAAAATTACACTCCAACTCCATCAAAATGGAATTGCACTTTTTGTCCTTTTAAAGATAACCCAGAATTGTGTGGAGTGGCGCAGTAAAAATTGTATATTATAAATAATAAATTAAAAATTATGAGTAACAAAGAAATGACCTTAACAAGTGTAAAAGTCCAAAGTGACTTGTTTGAGAATTTCAAAATTGAATGTGTAAAACGTAAATTTTCATTTCAAAAACTTTCAGATAGAGCAATTCATTTGTTCTTAACAGATGAAGATTTTAGGAAAAAAATTACTAACCATACAAATTTGGAGTTAACAGAAAAATAAATCACATTATGAAAGAAGGTTATATTAAACAATCAGATAGGAAAAAAATATTACTCCTAACTGATGATATTAGAGTACATTCAGGTGTTGCTCAAATTGGTAGAGAAATGGTTTTACACACTTCTCATAGATATAATTGGGTACAATTAGCAGGTGCTGTAAAACATCCTGATAAAGGTAAAAGAATTGATCTATCAGCTGATAATGATAAAATTGCTGGTATTGATGATTCTTCTATTATCTTATACCCAACGGATGGTTATGGAAACCCAGATTTACTAAGAAGTGTTATAGAAACTGAAAAACCAGATGCTATTTTCTTAATTACAGATCCAAGATATTTTCAATGGATATTTGCAATGGAAAATCAAATAAGAAAAAACATTCCTATTGTTTATCTTAATATTTGGGATAGTATGCCTGCTCCTATGTACAATAAAGAATTCTATGAATCATGTGATGCTTTATTTGGGATATCAAAACAAACAAAAGCAATTAATGAAATTGTTTTAGGTGATAAAGCTAAAGATAAAGTTATTAAATATGTTCCTCATGGTTTAAATAATAAAATGTTCCGTCCTTTAGATAGAACAGATGAACAATTACAAAAATTTAGAAAGCATTTATCTAAAGGCAAAGATTGTGATTTTATGTTATTATTTAACTCAAGAAATATTAGGAGAAAATCAATCTCAGATACTATTTTAGCTTGGAAATTATTTTTAGATGAATTACCTAAAGAAAAAAGAGAAAAATGTACACTAGTTCTTCATACAGAACCTGTAAGTGAACATGGAACTGATTTAGGAGCAGTTATTGAATATTTCTTTCCTAATGGTGATGGTAATGTTGTAATATCCGCAGATAAACTTTCAACAGAACAGATGAATATGTTGTATAATTGCGCTGATAGTGTTATTTTGATTTCATCAGCTGAAGGATGGGGATTAGCATTAACTGAATCATTATTAACTGGTACTCCGTTTATTGCTAATGTGACAGGTGGAATGCAAGACCAAATGCGTTTTGAAGATGAAAATGGTGATTGGATTAATTTAGATAAAAATGTTCCTTCAAATCATAGAGGTACCTATACAAAACATGGGAAATGGGTATTACCAACATTCCCAACTAATTTATCAATTGTTGGATCCCCAGTTACACCTTACATTTATGATGATAGATGTTCTTTTGAAGATGCTTCTGAGAAAATTATGGAAATGTATAAGATGGGAGATGAAGAAAGAAGAGAAAGAGGTAAAGCAGGTATGGAATGGGCTTTATCAGATGAAGCAGGATTTACATCAGAAAAAATGTCTAATCGAATTATAGAAGGATTAGATGAGTTATTTGATACATGGACACCTAGAGAAAAATTTGAATTTCTAAAGGATACTGACTTTGAATCAAGAGTTTTAAAACATGAAATAATTTATTAAATGAAAAATACATTTTACGTAAGTTGCCCTATTGACACATATTCAGGATATGGAGCACGTTCTAGAGATTTTGTTAAAGCTTTAATCAAAAGCGAAAAATATGATGTTAAAATCTTACCACAAAGATGGGGAGGTACTCCATTTGGTTTTATTAAAGATCATCACAAAGAATGGGGATTTTTAAATTCACATATTTTAAATTTACCTAATAACCAATTAGATCAACAACCTGATATTTGGTGTCAAGTAACAGTACCTAATGAATTTCAAAAAGTTGGAAAGTATAACATTGGGCTTACAGCAGGAATTGAAACTACAGCATGTGCTCATCAATGGATTGAAGGTTGTAATAGAATGGATTTAATTTTAACTTCATCCAATCACAGTAAAGAAGTTTTTGAAAGAACATCTTATAATGGTAAAAATCAACAAACAGGTCAAGAAGTTACAATTAAATTAACCACACCATGTAAAGTTTTAATTGAAGGTGCTGATTTAGATGTTTATAAAGATATTAATACAAAAGATATCCAAAACCAAGAATTATTTAATAAGATTAATTCTATCCCTGAATCATTTGCATATTTGTTTGTAGGTCATTGGATGAAAGGTCAATTAGGGGAAGATAGAAAAAATGTTGGGTTGCTTATTAAAGCATTTTATGAATTATTTAAAAACAAGAAAAAGAAACCAGCATTAATTTTAAAAATGAGTGGTGCTGGATCTAGTTATATGGATAGATATGAAATGCAAAAAAGAATACAATCTATTCGTAATAGTGTTCCT